AACACAAATATTATAGGAGCTGGTCATGAGGGTAGCGTAACAACAAATGGACCTGTAATTACAGGTAAAATTAGTGCTTATAATTTAACTAATCCAGATCTAATAGAAAATGTATTTATATTAGGTCTTAATGAGAAATTAAACAATATAACAATTAACTACCAAAACAAATATCAAACAGCAAGTACTGTTAGTTTATTTTGGAGTATATATCCAATTTCAGAAATTAATAATATAGCGGCAGATGGTATTTTATCTACACTAGACGGTAAACTAAATACTTTAGTATCATCAGTATTTCCTGCTAATACAAGTATAAATCTACAAGATTTATGCCAAGGTTTTGAAAATTTAGGTAAAAATATTTATTTTTATGGTCTTGCAAGTGAGGCTGATGCATTAGGCGTAACATATAATTTTTTAGTTGGATAAGGCTACTAAAAGATATAATATTCCTATCTGGCTATCTAGTTGGACTTTTATTGATGGTAATAAAAAGAAATATATATTAAATAACTTTATTGTAAAAGGACATAATAAAGGAGAAATTTTTACTAACAAAAAAATTGTTAATAAAGCAGTTAATAAATTAAAAAGAGGACGTAAAAAAGGAAAGATAGTTCCTGTAAATTTATCACTGATAAGCCAGCATGGATTTGGCGTTAATGATAATTAATAAAATACAAAATGTCTTTAAATGATGAAATCAGGGAGTATCTATTAAACAACCCACACTTAATGCGTAGCAAATACGCAGACACCGCTAAAAAATTTGGAACTAATTATGAGCAAGTTAGATTAGTAGCTAGAAGGTTAAGAGCAAAAAATCCAGATACAGAGCCTAAAGAAAAAGAAGTTATAAATTTTCAAGAAACCAAAACTAATGCTATATTAACAGCAGAAAATTGCACTAGAGTAAAGTCTTTAGAGGATCTTTTATCTGCATGTGAAGTTGATTTAAATAATTGGGAAGTAGAAAAATATGACATTGGTACATATGAAGTTACAGGTTTTGATAACGATAGAAATCCTGTTACAGTTACAATGTTTAGGACAAAAGCATTTCTAAAAAGAATCAAAGCGGAACTTAACTTAAGTAAACTTAAGGAAGAACTTATTGAAGATTTACGTAATTTATCTCCTAAGGTTTCAAAAATTAAAAGAAAAAGACCTGATGATAGAAGTGATTTACATCTATTAGAAATTTCAGCTTTTGATTTACATTTAGGTAAAATTGGTATAAAAGGAGATGAGTATAGTATGGAGATAGCTGAGAACCGTCTTTTAAACGCTATAGATCACTTATTATACAGAGCTCAAGGCTACTACATAGATAAGATACTTTTTATTGTAGGGCATGATTTATTAAACTCTGATAAGGATTGGCCTATACCAGCAACAACAAGAGGTACGCCTCAATTTAATTCAGACTACCATATAGATATGTATAGACAAGCTAGGAAACTTATGATCAAAGCTATTGACATACTATCTGAAGTGGCTGACGTTCATGTTATGGTAATACCAGGTAATCATGATAGAGAGTCTGTAATGCACTTAGGTGATACATTAGAGCTTTATTATGACAACAATAAAAATGTTAAAGTAGATAATAGTGATTGTTTAATGAAAGCATTACCTTATGGTAACAACCTTATTATATCTGACCATGGTGATGGGCCTAAAACAGCTAACCTTCCAGGTATTATAGCTCAAAGGTTTAAAAACTTATGGAGTGATACTGTGTATGTAGAAGTACACAGAGGGCACTTTCATACTAATAAAGCCATGAAGCTGCAGGCCATAGAAGAACTTAACGGTATAACTGTTAGAAATCTTTCATCTATGTCTGCAACTGATTATTGGCATGATAGTAAAGGTTTTATTGGTAATATAAAAAAGGCACAAGCTTTTATATACAGTAGACAAAACGGTTTACAAGGTATACTAAACTATAACGTTAGCGTTTAGTAAGATCTTCTTCTAGAATTTTAATAAGTACATTCTTATTATGTAGAGGTCTTGCATTTTTACCCTTATGTTTATTAAAGGCATAATATTCAGATGGGTTATATATTTGCTTAACTTCTCTAATAAGTCCTTTCTTATTAAATTTTACAATCCATCTAATGTTGTCATCTTGATTAGTAGATTTTAAATGCTTTAAGAATCCCATTACTTTTCTATTTTAGCTATGATCTGAGTTTCATAAAATAAGAAATACTCTTCTTCTTCATAAGTTACTGGAGTTATTCCCATAGGATCAAATATAACATAATCACCTTTATTTAACTCTTCTACCTTTTCACCTACAGATACTACTACTCCTCTGTCAGGTATATCAGGCAATACCTCAGTTAATATAATTCCTGATTCTGTTGTTTCTTTTGCTTTGTCTGGATTAATTATAACCCTAGCGCCTACTGCTTTCATCATAGTGTAAATTTTTTGTGGGTATTACCCGTTATTAAACATAAATAGTCTTGTTCTGTAGTGTAGACTCTTCTTCTGCAGCTAGAGTTATGAAACCCCATACTGTGTAATATATAACTTAGTTTTTTCTTTAAATTAAACATACCATACTTTGTATACCTTAGTACCATTAGAGGTGGTACATGCGAGTTCTTTCTTTTTTATTTCCTTTTCTTTTAACTTGCTTTTGTCCCAGTATTTTGGATTCTTGCTGTTTAGTTTCCTCTTTTTTGGCATACTCTTCTAAGTTTTTTATTAATTTATTATTTTGTAATTCTAGGTTAAATTTATATGCATATATAAATAAACTAGTAGTTGCTAATATAACTATTATTAATGTAAATATTCCCATTTTAAAATATGTATCTAATTTTATTCCAAGGTATAACGGTATCGTGTAAATCTACAAATTGTTTTATGTATTCACGTTTTAATTTATAATTATATCTAACGTTTTTTCCACCATACTGGGATGTTTTAGTTTCCTGTATATTAGGAGTCCATATATCTACTTCTGTTTGTGGGTGCTTTTTTAAGTTTAACGTATGTCTTTCAAAGTTATGAGTTAAAAATATACACTCTGAAAATACTTGCTCTTTATACTGTACATAATCATTCATCATACTAAAAAGCTCAAAGTAATCGTTTAACCATCCTTCGTATACTATAATAGGGCTATAGTTCACATGAACATCATAACCTGCTTCTATAAAAGCATCAATAGCTTTAATTCTGTCTATAATTTTAGATGTGTTAGGCTCGTGTATATCAGCTTTGCGCTGTGGCATTAAGCTAAATCTGATACGTATTTTACATTCAGAATCAAATTCAATTAAATCTGGATTAACATACTTCGTTGCAAAACTACCCATAATATCAGGATGATTTTTAAAGAATGTAAATATTTTTTTCCACTCATGATGTTTAGCATGAAGAGCAAAATCTTCATTACAACTTATATCGTAAGTTATATATTTCTCATGTGTTTGGTTTGGTTTGTCAACTACTGCAAATGCAGCATGACTATTAATTTCAGTTAAAATATCTTCAGTGTTTGTAGCTACAGATAGCCCTCTAGGTTTATGGCGTTTCATATAACAATAAGAACAGTTATACAAACAGCCATAACCAAAGCTAGGGGATATAAAATCTGTAGACCTACCAGATGGTCGTATTTTAAATGTTTTTCTATTTACTTTTTTGATCATCTATTTTTTCTAATTCAAATTCTAAGTGAGCTATTGCTTTTTTTAAACATTCTACAGGAGTATCATGTTTATGGTATGCACGTAAAATATAAGTAGTAGCGGTAGCAAGATGGTAAGGAAGCTCAAAGTTATCACATACTTTCCTTGCTTCATAACCATTTCTGCCCCTATAATAATTTGGAACTTTAGTGTCTTTTAATCCTAATTCTTCTTTAGACATTTTCATTTTAGGATTTATATTTGTAGTAGAGTCCATATTTCTATCATATTCATAATAATATTTATTTTTTTTGTCCATTAGTCTAATTTTGTTTTAAAGTGATCAATTATTTTATTCATTTGCCTTTTGTAGAATAAATCAAAATCTACATATTCCATTTGGCCTGTATCTCCATTCATAGTTTTAGGCTGTGTTTTTTCCCATAGTTTATACAATACGCCTCTCATTCTCTGGCTAGGTGTCTTTTCACTAAACTCTACGTTAGTTGTTGCTTTTTCAACTGCATCTACTTGATCTTGATTTATAGTGCTTGTTGATATTAATACATATCCTGGTTTCTTTATCATTCCAAATAAATTTACCATTGTTTCACTTGTTAGTTCTGGAGTCCCAAGGTAAACCCTTAAGCTTCCGTCTGCTAAGGTACTAACTTTATCAATACCTCCCTCAAATACTACTGAATTTTTCATACTTTCTTTTTTAATTGTTTTGCTACATTCTCTGCGTTCTTGT